TGGAAATGATGAAAGGAGCCTAAAAAATGGCATACAACAACAGCATCAACTATGCGGCAGTATTCAACCGCATTCTCGACGAGAAGTTCTACATCATGCCGCGCACGCTGTGGATGGAGAACACGAATCCCGGCATTGAGTGGACGGGCGGCAGGGAAATCAAAATCCCGTTCATGAGCATGGACGGCCTCGGCAATATGCAGGGCTACAAGGCCCCGGACGGCGACCTGACTCTCGGCTACGAGACCAAGACCCTGCAGTGGTACCGTGGCCGCAACTTCGCCATCGGCCGCTATGACGTCGATGAGACCAACATGACCCTGACCGTCGGCAACGCGCTGCGCGTCTTCCTGCGCCAGCACGTCATTCCCGAGATCGACCGCCTGCGCATTGCCAAGCTTGCGCAGCATGCCGTCAGCTACGGCACGGCCTGCGTGACCGCACAGGCCGCGAGCGGCATCACCGCAAACAACATTCTCGGCCTGCTGCTTGACGATATCGCCAAGGTGCAGGACAAAATCGGCGAGGACGAGCAGCTCTACATCCAGATCGGCACGCAGATGAAGAACCTGCTGCAGCAGAGCAAGGAAATCACCCGCTATCTCAACGTTCGGGATTTCAGCATCCGGAGCGCGACGATGCGCATTGAGGCGCTCAATGAGCAGTTTCTCATTGGCACCCCGACGAGCTACATGAACAGCGTCGTTAAGGTCAATGACGGGCGCACTTCCGGCCAGACCGTCGGCGGCGTGACCTTTGAAGACCTCGGCCCCGCTGTCAACTGGATCATTTCCGCCCGCCCCGCTGCCGACGCCGTAGCGCGTCCTCAGGTGACGAAGGTGATCGACCCCGACACCAACCAGGAGGGCGAGTTCTGGAAGATCATGTTCAGCGTGTATCACGGCATGTGGACGATGGATCAGAAGAAAGAGGGCCTGCTTGTCAACATGGACACCACCCTCGCCGCTCTGACCGTGACTTCCGTCGCCGGTACTGCTTCCGGCACTACCGTGATCGGCGTCGGCGCTCTCGACGCTGACACCGCCGCGTATTACGCCTACAAGGTGGGCGACGCGGCGCAGACCGTCACGTTCGGCACCGCCCTGACCGCCGCCGGTGGCTGGGCTCCGCTGCCCGCTGATGGCGTTATCACCGCGACCAGCGGCAAGGTTGCGACCGTCGCACTGGTGGCGAACGGCTCCGGCCTCCCGCTCGCGTCCGGCAGCGCTACCGTCGTTTCCGCGACCTGATCTCAGGGGGTGAACCGGCGGTGATTGTCACCTATGACGGTTATCTGAACTGTTACGGCGGTGTGCCTGTCACCGCCGGGGAGTTCCCGCGCCTCGCGGCCCGCGCAGAACGGGCCGTGGCGCAGATGACACACGGGCGGGCCGGGGAAGACAAGTTCCCGGCCCTGCCCCCGGCGCTGCAGACCGCCGTGAGAACGGCGATTTACGCGCAGATTGAGTATTACACAATAATCGGCAGTTCCGTCGCCGTGACCGGCAACACCGGCGCGGGCGGCTGGACGGTCGGAAAGGTGCATGTAAACGGCAGTGGAGCGGCAAGCGGCAGATCGGCGGGCGCGTCCCTGATTTGTCCCGGCGCTATTGCGGCGCTTGAACAGACAGGACTTCTCAATCCCGCCGTGGACGTTGTAGACGCGCCCGGTCCGGTTTTGCCCGGGGGGTGGTACGGATGTTAAGTCCGATTCCCGCAAGCATCCTCCGGGAAACGCTGACGCTGTACGTCCCGAGCGGCTTTGACCGATATCAGAAGCCGATCACGGCGGCGTACACGGTCGAAAACGTCCACATGCAGACGGACAACAAAGCGTCGTTTCTGCAAGTGCAGGGAAACGGGCAAAACACGGAGGTCACGCTCAAGGGCGTGATTTTTGTTGACGCCCGGCTCTCCACGCCGCTGATTGATTTCGAGGCGCTGCAGGAGCAGGCGCAGGCGGCGGGCGGCGTTTGTACGCTGACCGTCACCAGCCCCGCCGGGCGCGTTTCCGGGCCGTACACGCTGCAGATCGTCGACGCGCTGCCGGATGATGAAGACAACTTGCATCACTACGAGCTGGGAGTGACCTAAGGTGGGAAACATCACGGTTACGCTCGACCGGGCGCACCTGGCCGCGCGGATGAAGGCCGGGAAGGACAAGGCGGGCTTTGCGCTGGCGCACCAAGTTTTGGAGGACAGCAATAAGCTCGCCCCCTATTCCGGCGGATCGGTGCAGAGCGCGGGCAGTCTGAGAGAGAGCGGCAAGGCGGAGCAATTGCCGGACGGAGAATGGGCCGTGACCTGGCAGGGGGTGTATATCCCATATCAATGGTACGGCTGCTGGCCGGACGGCTCGCACGTGATCCGCAATCACACGACGCCGGACACGCACACGCAGTGGGCGGAAGTTGCCAAACAGCGGCACGGCAAGCGCTGGGCAGAGATCGCGCGGAAAGCGCACGCGGAGGGGGCGGGAGAGTAACGCATGTATGATGAGATTCTACAGGCCGTCATTGACATGGCACAGGCGGCGGCGGGCGTTCCCGTTGTCACCGGCTCTCTGCCGCCGCTTGACGGCATTGCTATGACCGGCAGCGCGGGCAGCGCGACAATCTTTCTGGATATCGGTTCGGATGAGCGGATGAACGTGTTGTGCAACGGGAAAAACCGCGACCAACAGACGGTGATTCAGCAGCTCAACGCCATTCACCGCGCCTTGACGCGCCGCGTAGATTTTCCGCAAGGCGACGGGTGGCAAATCTACGCCATTGAAACCGTCGCAAGCCCCCGTTTGCTGGGGCATGAGGACAACGGGCAGTGGGTGTACGGCTCCAGCCTGATTGTCAAAATCAACACGAAAGGAATTGAATAGCTTATGAGTTGGCTTTTGACTCAGTACGGCGTGGAGCTGGAAATCAACACCACGCCTTTCGGCACCGCGCCGACCTGGGCGCCTGTCTGTGACGGTTTCAACAACATTTCGAAAAACGTCAATGAACAGGTTCAGGAGTTCTTTTTCCTGTGCGGTAAAGGCTGGGGCAGCTCGGAAGTGACCGGCGCGCGCCCCGTCCTGACTCTGACCGGCGTTCGGAAGATCGGCGACGCGGCGCAGGAGTATATTTTCTCCACCCAGTATAAGTTTCTCAACGGGCGCAAGACGCAGCTCCGCAAGAGCACGATGAACGCCGACGGCACGATCCAGCGCGAGACGCTGAACGTGACCCTGCAGAATCTGCAGGATATCGGCGGCAACACGACCGACGGCGCATCGATCTCCGTTGAATTTGCGCAGAACGGCCCCCCGATTGTCGAGACGCTGGCGGCGGGCGGCACCGTCACCGTGACCTCTGTCGCGGGCGCGTCTGTCGTCGGCACCACCGTCCTGACCGCCGTCCCGACGTTCCCGGACGCCGGGTGCAAGTATGTCTGGAAGGTTGGCAACACCACCGACGCGCCCGCTGCGGCCGCCGGGGATATCCTGACGGACTGGAACGACTTTAGCAACGGCGCGACCTATCAGATCGCGACCGGCACCAAGGTGACCGTTGCCATGGTCAACGTGGCAACCTATGCCTGCGTGAGTTCCGGGAACGTGACGGTTGTCGCAAAGGCCGCCGGAGCCTGATTCAAGGCGCGGAGAGAAAACAGAAAAGAGGGCGCTCCCGGGCATTCCCGGCGGCGCTCTCTTTTTGCGTATCTCAAAAAAGTTTTGAAGATTGCAAAAAACCGGGGCAAAAGCGCCCCGGCTTTTTGAAGTTTTTGAAACAGGGGGAAAGAAAAATGCAAATCAGACGGCAAAACAGAATTCAGGAGACGCTTGAATTTTACATGGGCGAGGCGACAGCCCCGGCGCTGACAGTCAACGTCGATCTAAATACCGACGAAATGAGCGGGGCGGCGCAAAAGGCATGGGACGTGCTGAGTGTCGCGACGGTGGAGCTGCAGCGCACCCCGGAGCGCGTCAAGGCGCAAGAAAACTATGGGCGCGCCGTGATTGCGCTCTTTTCTGTGATTTTCGGGGAACAGGACGCGAGGCGCGTTCTGGAATTCTACGAGGGGCGCAGCGAAGAAATGCTTGTCGATCTCGCACCCTTTTTCACTGAGGTCATGGAAAAGGTGCAGGCGGCGCGAAACGCGCGCATTTCGCAGTTTTTAGCGCTTTCCGGCAAGGGAAAAGCGGCGGCGATGCGGGCGGAAATCGCGCAAAACGCCGCGCTGCGGTCAACACAAGAGGGATGAAGCTTTATGAAGCATACCCGGAGGCGGTAGAGCTGGACGGGCGGCGGATCGAGCTTGACTTGGATTTCCGGAACGTCCTGCGCGTGCTTGACTTGTCAAGCGGGGACTGGACGGAGCGGGAGCGGACGGAACTGAGCTTGTGCCTGCTGCTGAAAGACCCGGCGCAGATGCCCCGGACATGGGCGGCACAGGAAAAGCTTCTTACGGCCATTTTTGCGATTTTCCCCCGGGAAGAGGGGACGGAGCAAAGCACACAGCGTTATCTTGACTTCACTCAGGACGCCGGGAAGATTCGCAGCGCGTTTTACAGGATCGGCATTGACCTGACGCGGGACAAGCTGCACTTTTTTCAGTTTCTCGAATTGCTGGCCGATCTCCCGGCAGATACGGCGCTGATGCGGACAATTGAGATTCGGCAAAGGCCGATTCCAAAGCCGAACAAGCACAACGGGGACGAAATCGCGGCGCTGCAGAGGGCAAAGGCGCGCGTCGCTATAAAGATGTCGGAAGAAGAAAGCCGCGTGCGCTTTGCGGCGAGCCTGAAAAAAAGTTGGTGATTTGACACATGGGCGAAGACGGAAAAATTGTCTATAAAGTCGTTATAGACGATAAAGGCGTACAGACAGAAGCAGAGCAGGCCGGGCAGCGCGCCGGGGACAGCTTCGGCAAGGGCGCTGGCACGATGGAGCAAGTCTGGATCGGCGCGGCGCGCCGGATCGGTGAGGCGCTTGTCAATCTTGTCGGCAGCGCTGCAAAATCCGTGGGAAATCTGCTTGTCGGTAGCGTAAAGACCGGGATGGACTTTGACGCGGCTATGTCTCAGGTCGCGGCAACGCTCGGTTACACAACGGAGCAGCTGCACGACTCGACGACGCAGGAGGCGCAGGATTTCCAGGCGCTCCGGGATTTCGCCCTTGAGATGGGCAAAACGACCGCATTCACGGCGCAGCAGTCCGCCGAGGCTCTTAACTATATGGCCCTTGCGGGCTATGATGCGGCAACGTCAATGGAGATGCTGCCGACGGTTTTGAACCTCGCGGCAGCGGGCGGAATGGATCTCGCCCGCGCGTCCGACGCGGTGACGGATATTCAAAGCGCGTTTGGTCTGACGATTGAGGAAACCGTCGCGCTTGTCGACCAGATGGCGAAAACGTCACAGCGGACAAACACAAGTGTTTCACAGCTCTCCGAGGCGATGCTTACCGTCGGCGGCGCGGCGTCCTATATGCGCGGCGGCACGGCGGAAGTTGCGGAAGTCCTTGGCATTATGGCAAGCGCCGGTATAAAAGGCGCGGAGGGCGGAACGCACCTGCGCAATATGCTTTTGCGTCTGGCGGCCCCGACGGAAAAGGGCGCGCAGGCGCTTGAAGATGTCGGCGTCGCCATCTTTGACGCCGAGGGCAAAATGCGCAGTTTTTCGGAGATCATGCCCGAGCTGTCAAAAGCGCTGGACGGCCTGACGGACGAAGAAAAGCTGAACTTTTTTGACACCGTTTTCAATGTGCGCGACATTGCCGCCGCGAATGCCCTTTTGGGCGCGAGCGCTGACACGTGGGAACGGCTCGGCAATGAGATTCGCAACAGCGAGGGCGCGGCGGAGGATATGGCGCACGTGCAGCTTGACAATCTCAAGGGCGACGTGACCTTGCTCAAATCCGCCTGGGAAGGCTATAAAATCGAGCTTGCAAGCAAATTCGCCCCCGTCCTGCGTCAGATCATGCCGCAATTGCTTGAAATGATCGGGCGGGCTACGGAGCGCCTTTCCGATGTGGATTGGACAAGCGTGGGTAATCAGATTTTGAACATCGCTGACCGCCTCTTGTCTGTGCTTGAGTATTTAATAACTAACT